TGTTTATTGTTTACTGCAACCCCCGCTAAGAGGCAAGGTCTAATTTATATAGTTAATTACGCTATCCTATATAGACACAGAACTATAGTATATGCGGATCTAGAAAACATATACAATTTGGTTCCCAAAGCTCCAAGACTGAACTGGAATCGAGCAATAAACACAGCAATGGACTATGAAATAAGCACTGCTTGTGTTTTAGTGTAATTTCGCAATTCTTCACGCTGTAAGTCGTGTAGTAGTAATTCATGTTTGCCATACCACCAGTCTAAATTGACGTCTAGTGCTACTTCATAACATCTAACTGCTGAAACAAATTCTACGCCGCCTTCATATCCAGCGCGAACAACTTGCATTTCGGGATCGTGTTGTTGTAATTCTTTGATTAGGTCTTTTATTTTCATGAGTATTTATCTACATTCAAGCCTACTGATTTAGTCGGATGTAATTCTCCGACTTTGTTATAGTAGTACTGAACATATTCCATATTATATGTTTCTGTTTTAGGGTCAAATACTGCTTTACTTATAATCTTTTTTTCAAGACTGTAGTATTTGTATATATCGGTTGCAATACCTGTAATTATCATTGCATAGCCTTGTATTCACGAATAGCTTCTGCATCTAAACAAGCGTACACACGAAATGAGTCACGACCAACTCGATCATAAAGATCAAGAGCCATTTTTTCTAATCGTTCTAGTTTTTCAATAGGAATCGTATCACAGTTAATGTAACGACTCATAAAAGCATCAATTAAAAACTCTCGTGTATACCCAGCCATATTTCCTCCAAAGTAGTCTATATTATACCTGAAAAAGCAATATAAATCAAGTCTAAATTAATAGGAGGTTTTGCCACCAAATGCCCGAACCCAGTCAATCTGTCGTTCAAATTCTATAATAAGATCAGACTCATTGAAGTTGTATATGTCAGGTATATCTAGTACTAGTGATCTTAATGTTAGTATATTGTGTAACATTTGATGATCTTTAAATAGCTCTAAACATTCGTGATAGTTTTCTTCGTTAACAAACACAATTTTGTCTGCCCACATAATTAAGTTAGCGCTAATAGGAATTAGCGCATAGTCAATTGCACTACCACAACTGCGAGCATTTAACCCTTTGCGAATGGCTAGTGCAGCACCTGTTGGGCTACGCAATAACCCAGCGCTGCACACAAAAAGCCAGCGAGGAGCACTGCCTTGACTATAATTATTATAAGGAGCTGTTGTTTTAAAGATTTCTGCATTTTTAGTGCCTGTTTCAAATCTGTTCATATAGTGCCTGTGACGCTAAGTTTTTTTGTTTTGATTCGCACATAATATCACTGTGTGGAAGAAAGCTAAGTGCCCACTTGTTTACTTCGCGATTCCAGTAGTAATCACTATGAGCACGAAGCTTAGCACTAGTAAATTTCATAGACTTAAGTTGTTGCAAGTCTGGTCGGATATGTGGATCGTGATCTACTAGCACATCTTCGCGTGACACACTATAGTGAATAGTAGGTCTAACACCACGCCATGAATCAACCACACGCTTGAATCGAGCATCGCATGGAGTAATATACTCGCCACTATGAATCCAGTGGTGGTGGATATCTAGGACAAGTGCACAGTGGTCTACTAGTTCTAGACTTGCATCAAGACCCCAGGTAAACTCGGCATTTTCGATGGTTAAGCAGTTGCGTGCTTCGGGAGAGAGACGTTTAAGAGCACGCTTAATGCCGTCAGGACCTTGCTTACCGCCAATGTGCACATTGCACTTGAAGTCTTGAAATTGCTTGCCGTAACCCATGTAACGGATTAAGTCGCAGTGATACTCGAATTCTGTAATTGAGTTTTCAACGACTTCAGCCTGCTCACTGGCAAGCACACAAAATTGACCTGGGTGAAAGCTGAGTTTAATATCGTTAGCACGAGCAAAGTCACCGCACATACTTAGGTGTGCTTCTAGTTTTGCAACTACATCGGGTTCAAAATAGAACGGCATATAGTCTTCGTATGTGTACGCAGGCAGCAAATCGCTGGTAATGCGAAACATACGCTGTTCGGGTGGCTGCTTGGCAACCCACTTGAGCTGACGATAAAGAGCATTAACATTATGGTCAAGCAAACCCCACAGCTTTGATCTAGCGCCGTCTTCAGTCTGGCGTTTTAGATAGCTGATAGTTGTAGATTTAGTATTTAAATCTGGGTGAGCAGTATCCTCAGCTGACTGAATCTTACAGGCAAAGCCAATGCGTTTGATATTTTGATTGAACATAGTGTGTGGTATTTGTGCGTTAATTGTTTATTATAGCAGTTTAAGCAAAACGTGTCAAGTCTACAAACCAGTTAGTCGAACACAAACTGGGCAAACGGGATTTTCGTCTAAGTCTAGTACTAGCTGTTGAGACCATATGTTACAATGTGAGCATTGATCAATTATGCTCATTAGTACGTGGTCTTCAATATCGTCAACGTCTATGTTTAGATCGTGACAGGTTTGGGTAAGAGATTTGCGTGTTTTATTTAGTATTTTAGCAAGTCTTTTATAATTAGGGCTTATATCGATCATCTAGCTCTTTATGAGTCTTCTCAAATTCGAGCAAGAACATAATACAACAAGCTGCGTGAGCTAAGTGCGATAGTCCAGACTCGGGGTCTTTGTCTTCACCAGCGTTAAACGCTGTAATATGACGCATTGCTGCGGCTAAGGGTCTGCTCCACACAAAGCCTTTACGCCAGTTGTGTGCCGCATATTTATCTGCGCCAAATTGTAACACTGCTGCAGTTTGGTTCATTGCTTCAGTACTCAATAAGTGAAGCGGTAGTTTACCATCATCAAACTTTAGTGCTGAGCCTGTAGGCATTTCTCCTACAATAGTTTTTAGTTCAATCTCTTCTTTAGCGCGTACATACATTGTATCGCCTGTGTCAGGATCAGTAAGGGAGATTATATCGTCTTGTTTTGGCATAGGAGTTGGTTGTGGTTGGTTGTTTATAAATTGAAAAGTCATGTTTAAAACTCATCGTTTACTTTGGGCATAAATAATCGGGGAATTGTTTTCTTCTTCTTTAACTGTTTTAACAGTTCTGGATTAATTTCACTGCGTAGTGAAGCAATCCCTCGCTGACGGCAGTGTTGTTCGTATACTGGTAATAACACATCTAAGATCAATCTTTCTAGCTGTGCAGTATAATTTGGTTGTGTTGACATTAAAATTCTCCGAGTGCCTTTATTATATCATTCTGGCAAATATTTTTCAAGAGTATTTGAGCTTTAGGTTAGCCCAAACCTTAAAAACACACTTGCCTAACGTTTGGTCTTGTGATATAATTGAAAGTTCATTCACACATCAAACAAGCATGAGCTACGATATATTAATTAATAACTTGGTTAATGGAGAAACTGTTACAGTAACTAGACCTGACGGTACTACTTATACAGAGCCCAGACCACCAAATCGCACAGCATTAGCTGCGGCTAAAGCTATTCAGAATCTACAAGGTCAACTAAACTTTGGTACAGCTGCTATTGCTCAGCTTACACAAGAACGCAATGAACTTTGGGAACTTTGTGATAAAGTTCAGCAAGAAAATAAAAGGCTGCAAGATGAAATTAACATTAAAACAAGCACTAATACCAGTGCTAATGGGAGTACTAGTAGCTTTACCCCTGGGTAAAGCTGAAAAAGCAATTAATACTGCGTATCAAACAGTAAAAGCCACACAACACGAAATGTTGTGTTTGGCTAAAAATATTTACTTTGAAGCCCGTGGCGAGCCTATGCGGGGTAAAATAGCGGTTGCACAAGTTACGCTAAATCGTGTAACACATCGCACCGAATTTCATTCAAACATTTGTGGAGTTGTATATGCAAAACATCAATTTTCGTGGACTATGGAACGGCATCGTGAACCACGTGGGCCAGCTTGGCTCGAAGCTCAAGCACTTGCTAAAGCGGTCGTCTTAGGCACGGCACATTTACCAAATTTCAACGCATTATACTTTCATAATTTGACAGTAAATCCTAGTTGGAATCGAACAAAAGAATTAGTTGCCAGAATAGGTAATCATATCTTTTATGCTTAACCAAAAGGGCAGACAGGCTAATTATTTTTGGCTTGCTGCCCTTTTTGTTTTCTGTTATAATAATGGCTTAACAGAGAAATTTTATGAAAATCAGACTGCTCAGCGACCTACACACAGAATTCCGTTTACCATATAAAACTGCACCTTTTGCAGAATATCGTGGTGAAGATGTGCTTGTTTTAGCAGGTGACATTGCGTCAGGTGCTACAAACACACAGGACGTAATCAAATTCTTTTTAGACCAAGGTTTTCCTCGTGTTATCTATGTACCTGGTAATCACGAATATTATGGTACTACTATCAATGACTTTGACGATAAGATGTTAGACTTTTGTGAGCGTACACGCAACGCACATTTTTTACGTCCTGGCACAGTTACCATTGATGGTGTGTTATTTACTGGCGGCACACTATGGACTAATTTTGCAGATAATCCTATAGTACAAAGCGTTTGTGGTCGTATGATTAATGATTTTCGCCAAATCAAAAACTTTAAAACCAGCTCTGCTTATGACTTGTACTACAAGCATCTAGACTATATTCAACAAAGTTACAACTATCGTGCCGATAAACCAGTAGTTGTAGTCACACACTTTTTACCTGCTCGTGAGTGCATTGCACCACAGTGGCGGGGCAGTGATTTACTCAACGACTACTTTGCTAACGATTTAGGGTCAATGATTACTGATATGGAAAACACCACTTGGTTGTTTGGACATACACATGACGCTATGGACTTCCAACTTGGCAACACTCGTTTAGTCTGTAACCCACACGGATATTATGGTTCTAGCGAGCCAGGCACTAACGGATTTGATCCATACAAAACTATTATAGTATGAAAAATTTAACTGACTATTTTAATCTACTGTTACTGGCTATGTTAGGCGATCACGAGTTGGTTAAACGTTGGTGGGATACACCAAACTTAGCGTTTGATAACAAGTGTCCCAAAGACGTAGACGAAAACAAAGTTAAATCTTACCTTGAAGGATGCCTTTGAAAAAACTAGAATATTACGAAATACGCGAAAACTGTAAGCTCATAGACTATAGCTTACTGCTTGCTGGCAAAGGCAAACTTTGGGTCGAGGTCTACAGAGATGACCAATACGAATACCGAGCACTGTTTCCAGATGTATCAGACTGGTCAGCAGTGCCAATGACAATTTTAACACACAAACTACATGAAACACAAACTGATTACCGCTAAAGTTATTGCAGACAGCGTATGCCCACAAGGTGTACGCATGACTACTATGGAGATTGAGTATCCGCGCTTTATCTTAGCAGAACTCAACACACATCGTATGTTGTCAAAGAATAGTGCCAGTTCACGGGCTATTCCTGTTAAGGCTATGCATGACTTTATCAAAGACAACCCTGCTACTCCTGTACATTGGGGCAAGAACCAACCAGGCATGAAAGCCAGTGAAGAACTGGTTGGTGTTGATTTAAAAGAAGCACATCGACTATGGAATCGTGCTAAAGAAGATGCACTACATTGGTCATGGGCATTATCTGAACATCTAGGTTTGCACAAACAGATTGCTAACCGCGTTACAGAGCCTTGGATGACAATGAAAACTGTTATCAGTGGCACTGAGTGGACAAACTTCTTTCACTTACGCAATCATGCAGATGCACAGCCTGAGATCAAGGCACTAGCAGAAGCAATGACTGTGGCTTATACAACACATTTACCTGTTGAACTAAAACCAGGTGAATGGCATTTACCCTACATTACTATTGGAACATATGTACCTACTGGTGAACTACAGTATTTTGACGAAAACTTTAATCGTCTATCTCTTGAAGACGCTAAGATCATTAGTGCTAGCTGTTGCGCTCAGGTTAGCTATCGTAAAAACGACCCTGGATTTACAAAAGCATTTAAAATCTGGGAACAATTGATTGAAAACGATCCTGTACACGCCAGTCCAATTGAGCATCAAGCCACTCCTATGGATATTGATAGTATGTGCAGGTTTGAACCTGAGACCTGGCAATTGGGAGTTACTCATGTCAGTGCTAATAGCGACTTATGGTCAGGCAACTTGCGTGGCTGGATTCAGCATCGCAAACTTATTCGAAATGAGGCGGTATGGTAAATCCTGAATATCCCACATTTGAATCGTGGTACAACGAAACCGAGATCTACAGTTTTAGATCAGACCGATTCTTTGAACACTTAGATTTGTTTAACAGTACTGTTTGTACAGATCAACGTAACGAATTTATTACAAACTGGATGCGTGCTGCATTTGAATCTGCACGACTAGAAAAGGGCAATTCTCTATGATAGAACCCAACAACAACTCACTACAAAAATCTTGGATTGTTGATGTACAAGAAGATACCGAAGGTTATTTTATTCAGTTCACAGATGAAATGCTGGCCAAGACTGGATGGAAAATTGGGGACACACTCCTGTGGGAGCCGAAAGCAGGCAACGCCTGGACATTAAGGAAAAAACCATGATTGTTATACTCTACACTGAAGACTTTGAACCTATTATTCCCATTGACTTACCGCTTTGGTTACTAGAGCGATTAGAGGTTGAGGGTCAGGTACGTGTAGCCGTTAACAGACCAACACAGTTTGTTGATTCAAAGATTCCTGTTGGTAACTTAGAACCCAATATACCCACTGTGCGTATTCGCTGTGAGCGATTGCGGTGGCGTGATGGCTCACTAAAAACACTTTTAGTTACCGAAGACGAAGAACTTGCACTGAGTCTAAACCCCGAGTGGTTGCCTGGTCAGCGTGCCCCTATTCAAATGTATATGGGAGCTATGCGTAAGATGCACGAAGAACTAATCAAACAAATCAGAAAAAATCAGAGTTGACTTGTTTATTTGATTATTGTATAATATATATTGATTTGGAGAGCCTATGGCTATTTTACAAACAGGACAAAAAGTCCTAGCCGTTGTTAATTTTCAAGAGTACCCCGCAACAGTTGTTAGCTCAGAAGTTGTGGGTAACGAGGGTTTAAAATATACTGTTGTATTAGATACACCAATCAACTATGGTTGGGATAACTCTCCAAGAACAGAATTTACAGTTAGTGAACGATTTATAAGAGGAATTTAAATGTTGTATTGTGTTGTTTGTAGCGACGAAGTTAGTCCCCTGCGTTGGCAGTTGGGCAGGCATACTTGCTTGCCTTGCGGTGAGCGTAGTGCTCGTCAGCACAAGCACACAATTGTACCAATGCCTAAATCCAACTACATTGTAGTCACTGACAAGTCACTACTCCTAAACTTAAACTCATCTCACAAAGGTGGCAGATAATGAACATTGACCGCGAATTTATCAAATGGTTCTATGAAGAACACTATCCTGAAATGGGATCAAATCGTCGCCAGTGCTATGGCATGACTGCAGGTACAACTAACATTGACGTTATTGACTACTGGATGCGTGAAGCTTTTCGTGCTGGTGCAGCCAGTCAACACTATCAAATTGGTGACACAACCGAACAACAAGCCTTTGACAAACAACGAGAATATAAACTATGAAAGTCGTAATAGGACCTTACAAAAACTGGATTGGACCTTATCAGATTGCTGAAATGCTGTGTTGGTGGGTTCCAAAAGTCAAAGATCCCATGGACATTATTGCACGCAAGCCTGACTGGGTTCATGACTTTGGCACTTGGTTGGCTAATGACAAGAATGGTGAAGATTCCAAACTCACCAAGTTATGTCAGTGGGTTGAGTCTAAGCGCAAGCGTCAGATTTACATTCGTATTGACAAGTACGATAGTTGGTCAGCAGACCACACAATTGCACTGATTGCAGTTCCACTGCTCAAGCAACTACAGCTATCCAAGCACGGAGCACCCAATGTTGATGATGAAGATGTTCCTGAGGGTCTAGGACTTCGTAGTTATGAAACTGACAAATTGCCCAAGTCTGAATACGATGTTGATGAGAACCATTTCAAGCGTTGGGACTGGGTACTTAGCGAGATTATCTGGGCATTGGAACAAAAAACCAGCGACAACTGGGAAGCACAGTTCTACAGCAAAGTTGATCCTGATCTCAAGACCAAAGACTTTGATGCACAAATGGCTAACACTGTGATTGACATGGCGGGAATGGAAGCTTGGCAACAGCGTAAAACTCGTGGCTACAAGTTGTTTGGCAAATATTATGAAAACTTATGGGATTAAACTATGACTATTGAAACTGCAATTATTCTTTGTGTAGCAGCAGCTTTTTGTTGTTACTTAGTATATCGTTGGCAAAGTGCCGTGGTTGATATGGCAATTCCTCCTTATCAAGAACCAGTTGGGTACAAACAAGACGATGGAGCACTAACTGAATCTCAGTTAGAGCAGATTAAAGATACTGTAGAGCCTACGCCGCTAAACCCGCAAGCAGCTTGGCCTTTTCCTACATCGCAAAAACCATAACTCAACCACCTCAAGGGGGCTCAGGCTAATATTTATTGGCTTGAGTCCCCTTTTGTTTTGTGTTATAATATACTATTACAAAGGAGATTATTAAAATGATTACACCAGCAAAAGACAGAACAGAAACAATTGAACTTGATCTCACAGATCAAGAACTTTTAGTGCTATTTAAAATGGCACATGAGCGTGATGTAACATTCAACGACTTTGTCGAGATCGTACTAACAGAATACTTGGAACAAATACAAAATGAGCATAACTTACTCAACAAACTGGATGGGCCCAGTGAGCCTGAACTGGTACAGAACACGTGGCCTTACCCGAGTTGAACACCATGTTGGTGACCATGACTGTATGCTTTATAGTGCTGGTGAAGCTTTTACGTCAGAAACAATTACCACACACTACAGCTGTGGTCGCATAGATGTACGCGGTATTCCTGGTGAGCCTTATGGTGACGAGATTGGTGTACCACCAATGCTAAGCACAGACTGGCGACACTTTTCAAACTGGCTAGACGACGTACAAACTTGCAGTGTATGGTCGCTGCAAGACTTGGTGACCGCATACGAACATCAAACAAACACAAAAATAACTTGGGACACACATGATTAAACCAAACACACTTTGCATGATTCGTGGCATACTACCCACAAGTCGAGGCTATGATGCCAACGGCATGATTGTGGTTGCCACAAAGCCTGAAACTATTGTAGGCAAACCAGCCTGGTGGATTGAACCACACCTTCACTCACGCGACGGACTATTCCTAGGCGTGCTACAAGAAAACTTGTTTCCACTACTAGATCCACACGAACTGCTCACACACTCAACTCGCGAGCTTGCCCATGAACATTGAACAATTATTACAACAAGCTGTCCGCCAAGAAGGTGAGATTGACATCCTACACTACACAAACCTAGTCTTACAAGAAGCTTGCCGACTAATCAAAGACACACCTACTACCGCAGCATTTACAACATTTGATCAGGCAGTAGCAGAAACACAACGCGCTGATTGCTTTAGATCAGTTTACAACCTAATCGTAGAAAATATCAAAAATGGCAACAATTCCTAATTATTCAATTCCAGCTTATCAAGCACTTAAGTCACCAACTCAAGAAGTCTTAGCTGCTGAACCACCAACACCCAAAGAACTACCACCAACGTCTCTGCGTCAAGCACAAACTAACTTTCTACTCGACAAGCTGCAAGAAGAAGCGGCTGAGGTAATTCAAGCAGTTAACAAAATCCGCAGATTTGGTGAAAACAACAAGCACCCTGAGCGCGATACCACTAACAAACAAGACTTGGCTAACGAACTAGAAGATTTTCTTGCAATTCTCGCAGCTCTTGAGTACTGCAAGTATCTTGACTTAGTTCCACACCAACAAAACATCCTCCACAAGACACATAAGCTAATTGTTTAACTGACCCTAAACTGCAAAAAGCACACTGATTTCAACTGCGTACCCTTATGCAGCAAGGCTATTAAACAACTTGCCATTCTGTTCTGCAACTGTTATAATAATCTATATTTACAAAATTTGTAAACAACATTTACAATATGCATGAAAAAAATACTCTTGTACTTTCATTATCAAATGTGCTATAATTTAGTATAACTTGTAGAGTTAGAGACTAGGTTGATTTTAAGAATTGATCTAAATTATCGAAACCACGTAATGACGAGCCCAGCCGAGGAAATCTAGTGTGGTTTGATACAATTTAGGGTCAAGTCTATAAAATCTAATACTAGTCTGTATGCTTATCGACTTGAACTATATTTAAAATTAAATTCACTTATTTGAAAAATGCTATTTAAAAAACAAGAACTACATTCAATTGACTTTTCTGGTACGGAACACCTAAATACACAAGGTTGGGAAACCTGGGCTGAATCTGTCCAATTATCCCACCTTCACACTTGGTTGCTGCCCCAGCTTGTTGCTTGGTTTGGAAACTGGACTTTAGTAAAAAATGGTGATCAAATAGATTGTTTAGCCACAATCAAACACAACTGCTCCGACCCTAAGTCTAGAGCATTTTATATGTTGTCAAGAATTAAAAGATCGCTGTTAGTTGCGATACAAACAAAGAACCCTGAATATGCAACTCTTACTCCATTGATTATGATGGGGCAAAAGCGTATGAAGGGTTTAGACTATGAAAGCTGGAAGAACTCTAGTGGATTGCAATATATCCTAGAGCCACGACTTTTTGATGCTGTGATATTAGCACCTGAAGACTTGCACAATGTTTGCAGTTTAGGGTCAGATAGACTATTAGAAATACAAGTCCAAGGACTGACTACTAAGTCAGGCAAGACTGCAGGCTCAATGAAGCCTGCTAAAAGCACTTGGAGTTTAACTGGAATACAGGACACAGAGATTGGTCATTTACCAAAACTAACCCAAACAATTATAACTCAATGTTGGTTAGCTCATCCTGAATTACGAACACCTTATATGATTTTAGATTTAGAGAACTGGGACAATCTGCCCAAACCTCTGGTGTCAAACGAGATTTTTAAACAAGAACCTGAACAAAAACCTATTAGAACGAAAGAAGCGGCAGAAGTATTGCCTTGGGACTTATGAAATATACCAAAGAAATCACAGACAAATTGATTGCAGACTATAGGGCTGGAATACCTGTTGCCACAATATCTCAAGAGCTAGATGTGCCAGAACGTAGTGTAATTGCTAAATTAAGCTCTCTGGGCGTGTACGTCAAGAAAAGCTATGTCAACAAGCGTGGTGAGGTACCAGTTAAAAAATCGGAGCACATCGAGCGTATTGCTGAACTATTAGACGTGGATGAAGAATTGTTGGAATCACTGGAGAAGGTAAATAAAACTGTACTCAAGCTAATCGAGAACAAATTAGCCCAATCCGACCCTAAATTGCATCAAATCGACGAAAGTTCGGACTTATTTGCACTTAATTGACCCTAAGCTGAGCAAATCAGCCTAACTAAAAGAAAAGCCCACTTAAATTGCTTTAAGTGGGCTTTTTTGCGTCTATTTCGGCGACCGTTGTAATTGCACTTGTTGACACGGTTTAGGGTCAGACAGCTAAGAATTACCACTTGACAAGGATTTCCACTGTGTGGTATAATGGCGCAGGACCAACCAAAACAAAAGCCCCAACACATTTCTGTGAAGGGGCTTTTGAACATCTATTAATATATAGAGCACGCTGATGTTTTTTACTCTAGCAGGACTATTAAGGTAATCAACCCGCCTGACCCTAAACTGTAGCATGTCGCTACACGCAACCTTTGGTGATGAGTCCATCGCGAGGCTGTTTAGGTGAGTGTTGCACGTTTCAGTTTTCAACTGGGAACCCCCTGTCGAAAATATCCGTGACTGACAATACCATGTCAAACCATGTAGGTATGCTCGGCAATCGTTTTTTCAATTATTTTTACGACCCGCCACGATTTAGGGTCGGACGCTAGTAAGACTTTACTTACATTACAAGAACCTTGTCTTGCTCTTTGGATTAGATGATAGCTGTATTTGGTCAAGATGTTCTTTCACCTATGAGTTCCTATATATGTTACTCACAAACCAGTGTTCTAGTTTTGTTAACGTACTCATAGCGGAGTCGGCATTGGATATAGGCTGGAGATGCTGCCTAGAACTACTCTTTACCTAACACCAGCAAGTGGTACACGCTAGGGATTTCGTCCTGACCCTAAACTGCGGACATTTAGAAGTATTGAAGTCTTCAGGAATGTCTGCGATTGTAAAGGGTTTCGCCTGTATTTCAGAGGCTCATCAGAGGATTAAAATGGGCTGTAACTTAACTCATTCAGTCACAATTAATAACTTATCCAGATACGCATAGAGCTGGTGTTGGTTAACCCAAATTTGGTAGCGGGCTGTGGCTCGGGTAATTTATTCCCCACAATTAAGACGCATAACAGATATATCCTGTTTCCGCTGTCACCCTATCAATTTATATAATAATTATACACGATTTGGATCGCATATTCAAGTAAAAAATTAGACACTCGTTGCAATCAGACTACTCACAAAACAGACTAATATTAATTTGCGTGGTTGAGGTGAGATTCATTTGCAGACGGACACCAACTTTCGCTGGTATTCATTAAGCCCTTCCCGACTGTCTAAGATATTATTATACATGAATTGGGGTTGAGGATCAAGAGTAAATTTTCTGACCCTCAACCGCCACAATCAACGCAAGTTTGCGAGAATTGCTTCCAAGACTTCGTGATTGGCTTTTTCCAAGCTATCAAAAGTTTCTGGGGCTACACCAACTCGGTTGGCAATGCGATCAACCAACTCGGCTTTCTTAACACGGGCAACGCCAGTGCTCTTAGATTTGGCATGGTAAACGCCCTCACGAGAGAGTTTTGCCACGATTGACCGAGTGGTCTTGCCAAACATTTCAGCCAAGCTTTCCACGCTTACGCCGTCGTTGTATTTGGCTACGAGCTGAGCAGTTTGCTCAGGTGTGTAATTTACGGTTTTGTCAGTCATCATATGTCCTTTCAAATGGTTTCTGCGCTGTTAAAGATATAATTATACGGGATTTGAACATCAACTACAAGTGAGAATTTCTTCGGGTATGTCCATGTCTTCAAGAATTTTCGACACCTCATCGTCCACAAAATCCTCAAACCATGCCTGCTGATCCTGCCTGAAAAAATCATTGTCTGTCATGTTGGTTTCCTTCTCATCAATACAATAATTATACAAAATTTCGCAAAACAGTTCAAATTTAAATTTTTGCTGGTCTCACGCCAAGAAATATTTACTTGACACAACAAGCTTTTCCACTATATAATGGGCGCACAAGCAGCACAAAGTTTTCCACTTGACAAGGATTACCACTGGCGCAGCATGCTAACTGCGCGGTCACAAAATGAACGCTCCAGTCACAATTTGAACCGAACAGTCACAAAATGAACGCTCCAGTCACAATTTGAACCGAACAGTTCAACTTAATTAATAATTACGGGCGTGGCGCAAGAATCGTGCCAGGTTGCGTAAAAACAACATAGGGGTAAACACCTATTGACACGCTTCAAAATTATATGTTATAATTTTGGCGCCAGCGAAGTGAGTGCTTACTTCGCTGGGAGATAATAAAAAGCCGATTATAAATAATCGGCTTATAATCATTATATGATTATATTGGCTTTGAATTAGCCAATGCTTCGAAAATCGCTTTTAAAGCATTTTTATTTGCTTTAGTTAATGATTCAATATCATTTTCGGGTAATCGCAAAATCGCACCAATAGCATCTGCGTGAGTATCTTTTTTAACTGGAGATTCTCCAGTTTTAGATTTATATTCTTTTTTAATATAAACCTTTTCACGAGATAATTTAGCGACAATACTCCGAACAGTTTTACCGAGATTATCTGCGATAATCTCAACTGATTTACCCGCTTGATAATCAGCGATAATCTGAGCAGTTTGCTCAGGGGTATAATTAATGTTTTTCATTTATTTTCTCCTTTAAAATGAATTATATAAACCAAGAATATTAGCTAAAAAGAAAGTACCATTAAGAACCATTAATGATTTATCTTTTCGATAATATCCAACTATTAACCAAGATAATGAACCGATAATAAAAAAGCAATATCCCAAAAAGAATAATTGACTGGCAACAATAAATGCACCGATAATGCTAGATATAGTCCCAATCCAAGAAACTATATTAAGTAATTGAATAATATTAAAAATCATCGTTTTATTTCCATTGAGTGATATTTATCGGGAGATAATCCATAGTTAATCATTATCTCTTGCCATTTTTTACCATGACCACATTTTGCTTCTGATAATCCAAACAAATTATAATCGGCTTGGTGGATTAACTCATGCGGTAATATAACTTTAGTCATATTATTTGCATAATCGGGAGAATATACAAAGAATTTATAGCCTAATTCGATTATATTAGATTCTTGGTGGCATAATCCCGCATTACGCCACAAATAACCATTTAATTCTATAATCGGTGGATTATAGCGAGTTAATCGGGGATATAATTCGCAAAGATTATCCCAAATAATCAAAGTCTGATTATTTAAAATATTAATTAGCTTTTTTCTGTCCATGTCCTACATTATACACAAGTCACAAACCATTGCAAATTATTTTTGAATACACAAGTACACATTCGCATAAATACAACATAGGGGTTTATCCCTATTGACACCCTTCAAAATTATATGATATAATTTTGGCGCAAAATTGAATACCTGAGTATTCAATTTTTATGGGAAACAAAAGTATTCATTTTGATTTTATTTTATAATAAATAATAACCGATAAAAAGATTACATTTGCAGTATAATTAAATAATAATGGTAAATCCATTTTAGGGAATACATATATTATTGTCATTATCTCGCCAATAAACCACATTGAAATAAATCCCCAAGTTAATCCCTCAGAGGATTTTGTTTTATATGATTCTATTGCTTGGGGTAATCCGCAAAATGCCAATAATATAGAACCAATCCAACCTATATTTTCTATCATAATATTAAATCCCTTGTTAAGTAGTTATTATACCGCATTTCATAATGATCGTCAATATCATAACGCTTTTGAGTATAAATAAAAAGCAATAATAAGATAATCCATAAAAGTTTATTATTAGTTAATGTCATTTGATTATGCCTTAAAATTATCTCTGACTTGAAATTTATTCCAATCATAAGGGATAATATTATCTTGCCAATTACGTTTTTTGAGAATATGAGTTAAAATAGGTAATTCAAAATCTCTGGCATCTTCTAAAGCAGTATGCGGTTCAATAATAAAATTATTATTAATATAACCACAAACCATTTCTGCATTAGTTTTAAATGTCATATTACCATGTTTAGTAACATTATTAAAACCATGATTATCTAAACAGAATTGTTTATATTTTTTGGTTTTGCAAATATTGCCAATACTGGCTTGCCATAAACAAAACTTCTGATTAAAACCTGATAAATCAATACCAGTATTTGAGCATTTATTTAAATCAAAAGCGAGATTATATGCAGTTAATGAGGGATTATATTTGCCGATTGCCTGATTAATCCATTTATTAATTGCATTAACTGAGGCAATCATTCTCACGCCATTTTCTAACATGGCAATATAAGCCATTTTGCGCTTAGTTAATCCCTCATAACCCCAAATATCATTTGCTTTTTTATCATGGAATAATTCCATTGTATTATAATGCCCATTAACTAAAACAGCGCATTGATTATAAATGCGACCTTCACGATCACAAATAACCATTGCAAAATCAGCGACAGTATCGCCCATTGTGGTTTCTGTGTCTAGAATACAAAAGTATTGCTTTTTTGCCATGTGTGCTTTCAGTTGGTAGACCTGCATCTTACCACAAAATTTAAAAAATCTGTGTTGTATTTTAATCACACACAAAAAATAAGTTATTAAAAAAACCTTGACACGCCCCAATTTTATGTGATAAAATTGGCGCAAAATTGAATACCTGAGTATTCAATTTTTTCTGCAAACCTGAGTATTCAAAAATTAATGACCTTGTTTGCTTGGTACATATACACCCCTAATATTAAAGCGATCACAAACCGCTTTTAAATAAGTTGTATTATCTTCGTAAAATGTAAATTCAGCATCTTTAAATGATTTTAAGTTAAAGAATTTAGCCAAACCATTAATTTTTAGCGTACCGCCTGAGATATTATCGCCATCATTGCGAGAGATAATATAATCAGGGTTTCCCAAAACCGAATCAATAAATTGGTAATCAGGATCACGCAAAACACGGGCAGTAGCAATAATGACAAAACAGTTTTCGTTTCTGAGGTCTGCTTTATATTGTTCTGCGAGTGGCAAGAGTGAATCATCCAAAGCTCTATATTCATTTTCTCTCCAATATCCTAAGTCAATTTTTTCGCCTGATTCGTCAACGATTGTGCGATACCTATGCAAAGAACAAACGATTGTTCCATCCATATCATAAATTGAAACCTTTTTAATTTTAGCCATTTTTTAATCCTTGAAGTATTGTTTTAATGCGCTTTGGAATTCAGCCATTGTAGCAAATTTTAAATTGTGACGCAAGCAAAATTTGCGGAATTCTGCAAATTGTTTTGTAGTGTATTGGTATTTCATCATAGCCCTAATTATACCCGAAAAACCGCCCAAAAACCATTTGTGCAAAAATACAACATAGGGGAAAACACCTATTGACACCCGCTCAATTATACTAGTATAATTGGCGCAAAATTGAATACCCGAGTATTCAATTTTTTCTGCAAACCTGAGTATTCAAAATGAAACAATATCTATATTGTAATAAGCCTTAAAATAGTTTCGCCATTGGGTGAAACCTGATTTTGTGTCGTGCGTTACATCCTTGTCTTGTTCCATTTGCCATGCGTGAACATACTCATGCGCTAATGTTGAAAACAAATCAAGGTCTGATTTTATTTCGCTAGTGGCAAGCCTGATCTTGTGATTGTATTTTTTAGGGCTAATCTTTTCACCCTCATACATTCCCATGCAAGAGTCACCATCAAAACGCAAAACCTTAGTTTTTGCAAAGTTAATCCGTGATTTTAGCTTAAACTCATTTTGTAGTATAAGCTGGAACAATCTTGTTTTATCTGATCTAATCATTTTGAAATCCAAAGCAATAGCGCAACCTTAACGCATATAAACGCAACGACACCCAAACACACATTAAAGAATTCTATATCTGTCATTAGTCAACCTGTATATCTGTTATTACATTATTGTTTACAATAAAGTACATTTCAACCAAACCCATGCTAACCCAAACGCAACGATTACCCTCACGGATAGCATAAGGTTTATTAGGGTATTTTTTAGCTAAGTAGCTTTCAACAATTTCAAAATTTTTCATAGGTCTATTATATCAGATAAAACAAGATAGGGGCAAAGCCCCTATTGATTACAAGGTCTTTTCAGCCTTGATAAAATCGGCAATTTTAGCAAGTGCTACCTTGTTTGCCTTAGTGAGTGATTCTGTATCGGCTTCAGTCAAGCCCAACATTTCACCGATAAAATCAGCGTGAACATCTTTTTTAATTGGTGTTTCGCCTGATTTTGTTTTGTATGCCTTAGCAACATAAACCTTTTCGCGTGATAGCTTCGCAACAACTGAACGCACAGTTTTACCTAATGCCTCAGCAATAGCGTCAACTGTCATACCGCCTTCGTAGTCGGCAACCATGCGAGCAGTTTGCTCGGGGGTGTAGTTTACTGTTTTCATTTTTTCTCCTTAAAAATATATTATATCACAATGGCTTCATTAATGCAAGCCATATCCACAATGGTGAAAAGGTTATTGCAACAAACAAGATAGCTTGCAAAATTTCTGTTATCAATTTCATGTTGGTTTCCCTTGTCATCATGTTTTCAATTATAGATCAATGAAAATTTTTGTCAATACATTTGTTGAAATACAACATAGGTAGATTCCCTAATTGACCACGGGGGCGGTTATCAGACTATTTTTTACCCCACGCCTATGGGCCCACCGACACGGCCTACATATGGGAAATTTCCAAAAACACTTGGGTGCCAAAATCCACACTTGCCCTAAACCTGCTAAACTGGTATAATCAACACAAAAGGATACCTCTATGACAACTCACCTGCCTGCAGAAACCGTACGAATCAGCCCCGAAGCACTGGAAGTAGCAAATGCCTACCTCCAGCTTAACGACGCCCGTGCAGTCGCCCAAGAACTAGACTTAGACCCTGAAGTGGTAACAAATCTCCTAGCTCGCCGTGAGGTCAAAACCTATATCGACTCCGTTTTCTTTGACTCAGGATACAACAACCGTTTTCTTATGCGACGTGCCATGGATGCACTAATCAAACAAAAGTTTTCGGAGCTGGAAGAATCACAAACAGGGTCGACTAAAGATATTGCTGAACTACTCCAAATGTCACACAAAATGTCAATGGATTTACTAGACCGCGAGATTGCCTTAGAAAAAGCACGCATGACAACCGCACCGCAAAAGCAGGTAAATGTGCAAATCAACGAAGGCTTAGACGGATCAAAGTATTCACAACTGGTCCAGCGTTTAATTACCGGTGAAGGTGTTTAATGCTCATAGTCAGCCGACCCGAAGTTAACGTAGACGCCATAGTTGAGTTCGACCCTCAACAGCGGTTTATTAAGCTACCCATTACAAATTATCTCAAGCTGCTCAATGTCTGGGACACAATCAATCGCCCACAGATTGCTCTAATCAACGCAGTTAATGATCCCAAGTACCGATTTATCTGTGCTGCCCTTGCTCGTCGTTTAGGCAAAACCTACATTGCCAACATTATTGGTCAGCTGGTCACACTGGTCCCAGGATCAAATGTGCTGATAATTTCCCCAAACTATAACCTTTCGTCAATCTCATTTGAACTCCAACGCAAACTCATCAAGCATTTCGACCTCGAAGTCGCACGTGATAACCTCAAAGACAAAATTATCGAGCTCAGCAACGGTTCTACCATTCGTATGGGTTCTCTTGGTACCGTTGATAGTACTGTTGGTCGATCATATGATTTGATCATATTTGACGAGGCTGCACTAGGTGAGGGCGGTGAAGCAGCCTTTAACGTTGCACTGCGTCCTACACTTGACAAGCCACAGGCTAAGGCTATTTTTATATCCACACCACGTGGTCGTAACAACTGGTTCAGTCAATTTTGGAATCGTGGCTTCCAAGAAGATTTCCCCGAGTGGATCTCGCTACAAGCTGATTACACCGAAAATACCCGTATGGCTGAGTCGGATGTTGCGGAAGCCCGCAGGTCTATGTCAAAAGCCGAATTTGAACAAGAATACCTGGCCTCATTTACTGTGTTTGAGGGTCAGATTTATGCACTAAAAGAAGATGATGTTTGTGAAATTCCTGAGGACCTCAAAGGTGAGGCGTTTGCTGGCTGCGACCCTGGCTACCGAGATGCTACTGCTTACTGCGCTATCGTTTACGATTGGAACCGTGATTGCTTTTTTATTGTCGACGAGTACTTAAAGTCGGAGCAGACCACGCAAGAGCATGCAGCTGCGTTTACTGAATTAAATGAGCGTCATGGTGTTGAAGTCACGTTTATTGACTCGGCAGCTGCACAGTTTGCATCGGACCTTGCTTACCTATACAACATTTCAACCACCAAAGCCAAAAAAGACGTATTACCCGGCATTGCTTATGTGCAAACCTTACTACAACAAGGCCGATTAAAGGTAGCTCCACACTGCACTAATACCCGTGCAATGTTTGACCAATATCGCTGGGATCAACGCGAGGGGCTCCAACGTGAACGTCCCATGCATGATCAATATAGTCACATGGCCGACGCAGTCCGCTATGCACTGTATACTTATACCGTATAATGGTTCAAAAAATTTGTGCATTGACTTTTGGTTGCTGTTCTGCTATAATAAGTGGAAATTTAGAATAATTTTATGGCAAAAAATACAAACAAGCGAATACCAGTCAAATGGGTTCGTGACAGAGCCAAAGCAGCCTACGAGAAAAAATCGAGCTGCTATATTTGCGAGACTAGTGCGGACTTAGAGCTGCACCACCTGCATTCAGTTACAATACTCTTGGATAAATGGTCTGAGGCTAAGGGATACGACATTTCAACCGACGACGGCATTTTAGCTGTGCGAGATGAATTTATTGCTGAGCATCGTACTGAGTTATATGATCAAGTTTACACCCTTTGTAATCGTCATCATGTAGCACTACACGGTGTTTATGGTAAAGCTCCTCGACCTGGTAGTGAACCCAAACAAGCACACTGGATCGAATCGCAAAAAGCCAAGTTCGCTGGAGGTGAGACTGTTGTGCCGCCTAAAAGCTTTGGTAGTTTTTTCTCGGAGTTTACTTAAGGGAAAACTATGGCAAGATTTACAGACTGGATTCGCGAAAAGCTGAATCCAGCACAAGAACGAATTTACACAAACGAAGGTACTCAAGTTGGTACTGAAGCCAAGCTTACTTACAAGATGGCTTTTAAGCGACTGGAGTCTGTTAACCGTTCGGTTAATATGTTGGCATCGGCCTGCGCTAGTTTAGATTATGATATCAAAGACAAGCTAAACGAAGGCGTTGCAATTGGCGTACGTCAAAAGTCGCTGAACACACTGCTTAACTTCAGACCAAACCCATACCAAACCGCACAAGATTTTCGTCAAGCACTATTCACAGACTTTATCCTAGAAGGCAACGCATTTGTACACTTTGATGGTGTGTTTATGTATCACCTGCCTGCATCGGATGTAGAAATCTTAACAAGCGCAAAAACCTTTATTAGCGGCTATCGTTTTAACGGTGCTGTGGATTTTAAAGAAAGTGAAGTGTTCTACTTTCGCGATTTGAATTCAGATTCGATCTATCGTGGTAGTTCGCGGCTAGAGTCGGCACAAAAGTCGATTAGTACTTTATACTCCATGCAGCAGTTTCAAGAACAGTTCTTTGATAACGGTGCTGTGTTTGGACTTGTGCTTACATCAGAAAACACACTTTCGCAAATTGCCAAAGAAAAAACAATTCAGTATTGGTTACAAAAGTACTCAGCCAAGCAAGGCGGCAAGCGCCCTGTGATCTTGGATTCGGGACTTAAGCCTGCACAGGTATCTAACCAAAACTTCAAAGACATGGATTTTGACCTTTCAATCAAGACCCATAGCGAACGTATTATGCAAGCAATTGGTGTACCGCCTATTTTAATGGCTGGTGGCAACAATGCTAACATCTCGCCTAATCTTCGCTTATTTTATCTTGAAACAGTAATGCCTATTAATCGTAGATTTATTAGTGCTGTTGAAAGATACTTCGGATATGATGTTGAGGCTATTACAAGCTCAGTTTCCGCACTACAACCAGAACTAAAAGATATTGCTGCCTATCATTCGACACTTGTCAATGCAGGCATCATAACAGCTAACGAAGCACGTGAAGAATTACGTTATGACAAGAAAACTGGTCATGACGAAATAAGAATACCAGCTAATATTGCTGGTTCGGCTGCTGATCCGTCGCAAGGTGGAAAGCCAAAAGATAATCAGCAATAAAAGGGGTATTTATGGTAGATAAAAATAAAGTGCTGTATGTAAACAGTTCTTTTACTAAGAGTGAACCTACTACCACAGACGAAAGCGTTGAAATGTTAACCATTAAAGGTTACGCTTCAACTACTGACGTTGATAGACAGGGCGATATTGTTCCTGTAAGCGTTTGGGAAAAAGGTATTCAAAATTACTTGAAAAATCCAGTAATTTTAGCATACCATAATCACAGCGCTCCTATCGGTAGAATGACAGAGCACAAGGTTGATGAAAAAGGATTGCTTGTAAAAGCACGAATTTCTTCTGCAGCCGGTGACGTTTATAAACTAGTAAAAGACGGTGTACTCACAGCTTTTAGTATCGGATTTCGCATTGTAGATGCGGAGTACAATTCAGCTGCAGAGCTGTTTGTGGTAAAGGAGTTGGAGCTGCACGAAATTTCAGTAGTGTCAGTACCTGCAAATCAAAACACATTATTTAGTCTCTCTAAGTCGTTTGAAAACGACGAAGAATTTAAATCTTTCAAAATGCAGTTTGCACCCAAAAGCGAATCAGCTAAAGGGCTAGAATCCTCTACGGAAGCGAACAGCGATGTTACAAAGGAATGGAAAATGGATCCAAAACAATTAGAACAAATGTTAGCTGATGCAGCTAGCAAAGCGGCTGAGCAAACTGCTAAAGCCATCGGAGAAAAGCAAGCTAAAGATGCTGCTGAGAAATTAGCCGCTGAAAAAGCTCAAGCTGATATCGACGCACGCGTTAAAGCCGCTGTTGCAGCTATCTCCACTGTTGACACTGGTGCTGAAAAGCTCTTGGCTGAAGTCGAGAAGCGTTTGGCCTCTGCTGAAGAAACAAACAAATCCGTGATCGCTGGTTTGGAGTCTGCTCTTAAAGAGAAGGCTGCTGAAATCGAAGCAATCACAAAGTCAAAAATGTCCTTTGCAGACACAAAAGCTGCTGGTGACGGTTTGACATATGCTGAAAAAGAGAAGGCAATCTTGTTGTCAAAGATGTCTGGTAAGTCTGTTGAAAGCACACGTACCGGCCGCGCTTTGATCGAGAAAGCTTCTGGCTATGCTGCTGGTGACGTATCTACAACTGGTGCACACCTGCCAAGCGGTATCTGGGAAACTGAAGTTTCTATGAACATGGAAGCTGAGATTCGTCGTCGTTTAGTCGTTTCTCCTATTTTCCGTAACATCGCTATGCAAACCAATGTGATGACTATGCCTGTTAACCCAGAAGCTGGTTTAGCACAGTGGGTTCAGAACAGCGGCTTCGGTACTAGCGCTTCTGCTGGTAACACAGCTACTCATCAGCTCAAAGAAATCACTTTGAATGCATATAAAGTTGCTACCAACGAATATACTGCATACGAAGAAGAAGAAGATGCTTTGTTGGCTTTGATGCCCGTGATTCGTGATGGTATGATCCGTCGTGTTGCTCGCGCTGTTGACAAGGCCTTCTTGTTAGGTGCTGGTGCTGGTGCTGATCCTGTTAAAGGTTTGGCTAACTGGGCTACTAACACCACTGCCACTGGTAACACAGTTGCCGCTGGTATTACAGTTGCAAAATTACGTACATTGCGTCAAGCTTTGGGTGTTTGGGGTCTTGATCCCGCTGAAGTTATCTTCATCGTTAACACCGATTCATATTACCAGTTGTTAGAAGATCCTATCTTCCAAACTATGGACAAAGTTGGTGCACAAGCTACCGTGTTGACTGGCCAAATCGGTCAAGTTGGTGGAAGCCCTGTGTTAGTTTCTGCTGAGTATGCAGCCGCAGGTACTGGTGTTGCCGGTGCTATCGCTGTTAACCCAGGAAACTTCTTGGTTGGTAACCAGCGCGGTCTCCGTATCGATACGCAAGAGTTAGTTGAGACACAACGTCGTGTTATGGTGGCTAGCCTCCGTACCGGTATGACTCAAGTTACTACTGCACAAGGTACAGGCGTAGCAGCTCACAAGTACACAGCATCTTAATCAGATAATGTGATTGTTAACAAGACCCTTCGGGGTCTTGTTTTATAAAGGTATATCTTGTGCCTTTATAAAACAAGTGAGGTATTTATGGCAACAGATTTAGTTACAAAAGCTGAATACAAAACTTACATGGGAATTACCAGCACAAATTCAGATTCAGAAATTGATTTTTTAATACCCAAAGTCAGCGACTTGGTAAAATCATACTGCCGTCGTACCTTTGTAGATCATTACAGCGACATTAAGGTTGAAGTTTTTGATGGTGGGTTTCGCGAGATCTTGTTAAAAGAAACTCCTGTTGTAAGTATTAGTTCAGTAGGCTATAGCGAAGACTATGGCAAAACATATACAAACTTAGTAAAATTTACTGACTGGGTTCAAAGAGGCGACTCAATTGTAAGTATTAAGACACCTATATTTGAAGAAGCGATTAACGGATATCGTGTAAGTTACTTTGGCGGATACGACCCTATTCCTGGCGATTTAAAACTAGCCGTCTTGGATTTAATTGAGTATTACTCGCGCAACAATGGCGCCGTACATAGTAGTCGCGATTTAAATCCTAACACTACACAAATTAATTATGTTGCATCTACTAATTTACCCGCCACTATTAAGCGTGTTTTAGATCAGTACGTGGCGGACTTTACATAATGGCATCAAGGCAAGTAACTTTAGATGATTTAATAAATAGTCTAGATCCTGAAATAAAAACTTTATTACAGGAAGATACTAGAAAAGTGCTGGACAAACGACCAACTATTCTTGATATAAGTTATAATAGCCTATTAGTTAACAACAAGGATAGCGTACAAGATTTTAAAATATTTCATAAAACGCTATTACAAGTAGTAAAAGAAAAAGCGCCTAGGTCTTATAGCTCAATAGAATCAATTCCTAGAGGATACTTTCAAGGATCTACCCCTTATTTAATTTACATAGATGGTGGCCCGGATAGGCAGTTTCTTATTGGAAAATCTGTAGATCCAATAAGAAAGTTTGTAACCGATAAAATATCAAAAGATCCACGACTTGTGGACAGTATATTTGGCGTGCGGAAAGAAGAAACAGAAATATTAAACCGAAAAGGCATCCCTACAGGAGATGTAAAAACTAAACTTATTAGTAAGGCAGATATTGGGCACGCAGCAACAGAAGGCGAACTAGCGCCAGTTGCCGTATCTCCTTTAGCTTATAAACTTTATGGTTTAATAGAATACGGAGAACTTACTGGCAGCCCTGTTTTAAAGTATGCTACAGATGCGCTAAACAAACTCTACGCCCTACAAGCAGATATACAGTATAGTTTTAAGAATAATGCTCCAGAGGTTATACAATCAGGTGAAAAAACTTTAGGTGATCTTTTTGTTGTTGTAACTTTACATACTTCTGACCTAAACCAACAATTTTCTGAACAAGAAAAACAGATATTTTTTGATCTTCGACGAAAGATTGCTCTAATGGCAAATAAAGCTATTAGAGATAAGTTCTTGATGCAAAACATTGAGGGCTCTAATACTATAGCTCAAGATATTGAACAGGGCTTAGTAAATATATTAAAAACTGGTAAAGTTAATTTAGCAAAACACACGCCTAATAAAGGCAAATCTAAAAAAGAACAGATAAATGTAGATAAGACACCAAACACTACTAAAAAATTAGTTTCTAAGGTATCTAAACAAGGTTCCGTTACTAAGCCACCACCTAATGCAAATCTAATTAATTTAGCTGTATTGATTAATAGTCAATTACAAGATGTAATTAGCGCAAATATGGGAGACGGTAGTAGTCGTAGTGTTTTAAATTATCGCACAGGTAGGTTTGCTAGTACTGTTAAAGTAGAGCAACTATCTATAAGTAGACAGGGAATGATTACAGCTTTTTATTCGTATATGAAAAATCCGTACGCAACATTTAGTACTGGAGGTAGACAGTCCATTCCTAAAAGTCGAGACCCTAAGCTATTAATTTCTAAGTCAATTAGAGAAATTGCACAGCAAGTAGTATCTAATAGTTTAAGGACTATAGCATTATGACAAAAAGAATTAGTATTGTAACAGCCCTGGCTGAAAAATTTAAATTAATAGATGGTAATCCTCCTTATAGTACCGATCTATTTGATAATAGCTACCCTAAGCTTAAATTCTGGGATGAAGTTCAAGATTTTCCTTGCGTATATCTTACGCCAGGCACAGAAATCCGCGAATATCACCCAGCCGATTTTACTTGGGGTATGTTAAACGTAAACGTTAAAGTGTATGTTCGCAGTGAAAACGAAGCGCAACAGCAGTTGGAAGATTTAATTAACGATCTCGAAACTGTAATTAACGCTAATCGTGTATTAGTATATGACGTTACTAATAACCTTTCAACAACTGAAATATTAATTCAGTCTATAACTACTGACGAAGGGCTATTAGCTCCTTATGGTGTCGGTGAAATCAATCTACAAGTGCGCTACGCATTGGTATAACTCGGAACTATAACAAGTACGACAACAGATAAATATCTAGTCAGAGTGCTTAAATATTTCCAAAAATCATAAAGGAAAGAGTATGGCATTAAATTTACTACGCAATAGTCGAGTGTTCTTCACTACTGACTTAGATAGCAGCGGTAAGGTAAACACAGGCGCAGTTATGACTGCAACATCAACACGAGAACTCCAAGTCTTAGACGGATTCTCTTTTTCACAAAATACAGGACAAGAAACTGTTACTACAAATGAGGCAGGTATTGCCCCAGTCCGCGGTCAGCGTAGCTTTAATACTTCGCTAGAGCCAGTAGATTGGAGCTTTACTACCTATATTCGCCCTGTAATTGCAGAGGGTGCTACAACTACTACCGGCATTGACGCTGACGACGTAGTTGACGCAGAAGAGTCTGTACTCTGGAATGCTATGGCTAGTACTGCTATTATAGGTGCTGCAGGTTCTGCTTGGACACAAACATCAGGTACAGTATCCGCAGGGCCTCCTGTAAGCTATAGTGTTAAACCTGTTTCTACAGTTAGTTTTGCAAATTCTAATATACACCAATTACAAGCTTTTGGTCTGATTATTGTTTTTGAAGACGTTACTTATGTTATCGATAATTGCGCTATTGATTCAGCTACTATCGATTTTGGATTAGATGCAATTGCTGCCGTTCAGTGGGCTGGCAAAGGCACAGAAATGCGCCAATTAGCTAATACCGTAATTATTGGTGCACCTACAGCAGGTACTGTTGCCCTAACCGGAGGTATTACAGGAGCTTCAGCTGTTGCTAAAGCAAAAAATACTGATGCTCGTTTTATTGCTAATAAGCTATCAACAATGACGTTAACAGCTGCTGGCTTTGGTGGTGTATCTGCCGGAAGTTACACTATTGCATTAACAGGTGGTAGCTTAACAATTAGTAATAACTTAACTTACTTAACTCCTGCTAATTTAGGCGTAGTTAATAAGCCAATTACTTATTTTACAGGTACTCGCTCTGTTACAGCTAACGTAACCGCATACTTAAAAACCGGCTTAGCTGGTAGTAATAAGCAAGGTGCAGGATTGTTAAATGACTTGCTAGTTGCCAGTAGTTCAAGTACAGAAAATAAATTTTCTAGCATAATTTCACTAGGTGGTGCAAGCAACGATACTCGCCTTGATTTAGATATGCCTACAGTTCAGTTAACTATCCCATCAATTACTTCTGAGCAAATTATTTCTACTTCGATTACAATGACTGCTCAGGGTTCTACAACCGGTGCTGCTGGTGGTAGTTATGATCTTGAAGGCAAGAACGAAATATCAATTAAATACTACGCAGCAGTTTAATTAACAGCTGCATTTCTATAGAGACTGGGTTGATCTCCAGTCTCTCTTTTTAACCTTATTATTATAAAATGACTACTCTCTCTTTAAAAACACTGTTAGTTCCCAGTAAATCGGTACAGGTAGAATATCCTGGTATGCCTGGTTTTGTTATTGATTTGGCATTTTTATCTCGCGAAACGCTTTTGTCGATTCGCAAGAAGTCTACCAAAACAAGTTTCAAGAACCGTCAGGCTTCGGAAGACTTCAACGAAGATTTATTTTTACAGCTGTATGTTGAAAATGCTGTTAAAGGCTGGAAAGGCTTTAAACTAAGTTATCTTGAGCAATTGGCTCCAGTTGACTTAAAAGGTCAAAATATGGACGACGAACTAGAGTACACTGCGGAAAACGCATTATACTTAATGAAGAATTCCAGCAATTTTGACGGTTTTATTAGTGAACAAGTTACAGACTTGGGAAACTTTTCGACGACCAACTCCGGCAAGTAAATCAGCAGTTGGTCAACTATCTTCAAAATATGGGTGTTGGTATGACCAAAGAACAGTATTTTGAGATGTGCGAAGCACTAGGCACAGAGCCTAGTGAACTTGAAATTCCAGTAGAGTTTGACGACTTCCCATTAGAAGTTCAACAGGCATTTAACGGATACCGAATGTTACGAGATGAGTGGGATACCATGAATGGTAACTATTTGGGTAAGTCACTTATTGGTATAAAAGACGTTCTTGAAGCAACAGAGATTGAACCGTCTGAACATAAGTTTATTGTCATGCTAATTCGTATGATTGACAATGTCAGATCGGAAGAAATCAATAATAAGAAAAAGATGCAAGAGCCCGCTAGCTAAAAATTAGCGGGCTTTTTTGCGTTAAAAATTTTTTGGTTTGACAAAAGTATGGTTGCATGTTATAATGTACACTAGTCAAGCTATTAAAAGTTTTAGCCACCAACCCTAAAGAGGAGTACAGATGGCATCAAATCAAGTTAATATTAATTTAAGCCTACAAGATCAGGCAGGCAGTATCAAACAGCGTACTGACGAAGTCAAAGGCTTAAATAAAGAATTACAAAAAGCCCAGAAAATGGCTGAAACCACTAAGACTGGAGCCAAAGCTCTTCAGGCTAGTTTTAGTGCAGCTGAAAACATAGAGTACGGACGTGCTCGTGGATCAATGGGATCTACTGGAGCAAGCGGACGTGACTTTGCAAACCAAGCACAAGGTCTTGGGGGATTAGTTCGTTTATATGCTACCTATGCCGCAAATGTGTTTGCGGTTAGCGCAGCGTTTAAAGCATTAAGTGATGCTATGGACACTACTAACATGATCAAAGGTTTAGATCAGTTAGGTGCTGCAAGTGGTGTAGCAATGGGCTCTTTAGCCAAACAGTTTACGCAAGCTAGCGGAGGCGCCATTAGTTTACGTGAATCTATGGAAGCCACCGCCAAAGCAATTAGCAGTGGTATGACGCAAAAACAGTTCTTACAGTTAGGTGATGTTGCCAAGAAAGCTTCACAGGCACTCGGTGTTAATATGTCAGACGCTGTTAGTCGTTTAACTCGCGGTATTACAAAGCTTGAGCCCGAACTTTTAGATGAATTGGGATTGTTTACCAAAGTTGGTAAGTCCTCAGAAGATTATGCTCGTAGTGTAGGTAAAAGTGTAGATAGTTTAACTGATTTTGAGAAGCGACAAGCTTTTGCTAACGCAGTATTAAAAGAAGGTATTGATAAATTTAATGAGATTGATATTCCTACCAATCCTTATGACAAGTTACTGGCCTCACTAAAAAATATTGCACAAACTATCTTAGAAGTATTAAACAAAGCTTTTGGCCCTCTAGTAGATATATTAAGTGCTAGTCCTGCAGCTTTAACTGCAGGCATTGCTGCGCTTGGTTCTATGATTGTTAAGCAAGCTGTTCCTGCAATTACTAACTATCGTGATGAGTTGCGTAAAACTGCGGTAATGGCTCAAAGCATTACTAAAGAAAAGATCAATACTGCAGAAACTATGCTTGCACAAAGACGAGCAGATATATTAGCAAAACAAGATAAAGCTGCCGACGATAAGGCTGCAGTTATCGATAAGCTAGAAGCTAAACTTCGTACGCTAACTGGTGGGCGTATTCGTAAAGACATTGCAGAGATTCTTACCCCTACTCGCGGTATTCAAGATATTACTGAACAAGAAATTAAACGGATCGAAGCTGCCGGCAAAGGTTTAAAGAGCAATAAAAATATATATAACGAATTAGCAGCAGCTATTCGTGCCGCTAAGCTAGAACAAGAAAAATTTAATGTAGTTCAGGCAAAATTAAAAGCTGAAGAAACCGCCCCTGTAAGTAGATATAGCGCATTAGGAAGATTGCAGATAGGTGCAGAAGAGCAGCGCAAACGTTCGTCTTCAAGCACTATTATTAGCAATGCCGCAGATACTGCAAGTTTAGTAGGTTTCCGTTCCGCTTTTAGTGAAATGGTAGAAAGTCTAAGAACTGAAAAGTTGGGCGTATTACGAACTATTTTTACTGGAATAACTGGTACAATAACTGCTGCAACAACTCGACTTATGGGTTTTGTTGGTATGCTTGGTAATATTGGTATGGTAATTGGAGTAGCAGTAGGTGTGTTTCAAGCATTAAACGCAATGTTTAGTTCTAATACAAAACAAGTAGAGAAATTTAATAGTAGCCTAGAGCTTGGAGACGAGAATGTTAAAGCTTTAACAAGCACATATAACAAGTATAAAGAAGCCTTAACGAGTTCTTCAGTTATAGCATTATCAACAGCTTTTCAAAGTTTATCTGATAACGTAGCAGAAAGTTCAAAGAATTTTGCAGAAGCTATAAAAGAAGCAAGTAAGTTTGATTATGCTGTAAACCAGTTAAAAGGTATTTTTGGGCAAAGCCTAGAAGATGATTTTTCTAAAAGTCTTAGTAAGCAAATATCCCAAGGACTAAAGGGTATATCAGACCCAGCTATGCAAAAAGAGACTAGGCTTAGATTAATGTCGATGCTTAACGTCAACGAACTGACTGAAGGTACAATAAAACAATCATTAGGTAGTATGAGTGCAGATAAGCTGGCTGCTACTGGAGCTCGAATAGCTGATGTATTTGAATATGCTTCTAAAGCTGGACAAAAAACAGCAGCAGTATTAAGCTCAGTTAAAGATGGCTTCAAAGCTTTAGACACTAGCTATACAGAGCTGTCCAATACTCTAATACAAAAAGATGCTTTATCTAATTTTGGAAAAGATTTAGCTTCACAGGGATTTAATCTACAAACAGCATTAAAAGACCCTATAGCAAACCTGGCCACTTTACGCGACCTATTAACAGATATTAGTAAAATAAAACTTTTATCTCCTGAATCCCAGGCGATATTAATGCAAAACCGTGATGCATACATTGCGCTAATCAATACTGCAAAAACCTATGAAGCTCAGTTTACTGAATCACAAAATAAGATCGAAGAATTAAAAGCTGTACAAAGTAGGTTTAATAGACAAAGCTCCTTTGGAGGTCAGCTGGCTATGGGAGAAAGTCCCCTGGTTACTGCAGAAAGAGGTAAATCTTCGGAAGCCAAAGCTAAACTCGACGCTACCAGACAAGATATGTTGGCTTTAGCCAAATCTTTTGAAGGAGCTGCAGAAGCTTCAATTAAAAAAGGTTTTGAGCTAATAGAAGGCGGGTTTACTCGCAAGATGGCAGAAACTGTATTAACTTCACAGAAATCTTTATTAGACAAATTGCCACAAACTGCAGAAACCGCAAAACTAGGTGCTCAACTTGAAAATCAAAAGCTTGATTTGCAGATTAAACAATTAACTGAAACTCAGCGTTTAATTAAAGAAATGGAATTAAGCCGATTACAGAGTGAAAAGCAATTTATAATAACTCAAAGAGATCAATCTTTAGCCGTTCTGGGCGAAGATAGGAGCGCACGAGCACGAGTTAGTAACGATGCCGAAGAAAAGATAGCAAAAATAGATGCTAGATCAAAACTACTTACTAGCACTAATATTAGCAAAAGTATTAAAGCAGGAGAAATAGAAAGAACACCAGAATCTCTAAAAGCTATGCAAGAACAACAAGGTACTCTTGCACAAATTGGTCAGTTAAATGAACAGAAAAAGATGAATCTGATCAATGCAGAAATTACTGCAGTACAATCAGGTTTTGATAAGGCAAGAAAAACTTTAGATAGTTCATTAAAAGATATTGGAAATATTCGCGATGAAGAAACAAAGAGTGCAGCGTTTCAAACCCTAAGCTTAGAAAAACAACAAGAAGTTGTTAACAAATATATTGAGCAAGAAGATGTAGTTAAACGAGCTTTAGCTAGTTTAGAAAACCAAAAAGAAATTGGTATTGCAACCACTATTCAAATTGAAGCTCAAAATCGTGGCTGGGATAAGATTGCTAACGCAGCTGGTAATGCTCTGGCAACTGCAAAAGAACAATTTAATGTTACAGACGATCAGTTTATTGCTGCACAGAAAAATACAAATGAAGAACGTAAGAGAAAAGATCTTCTTGCAGTTATGTCAATAACTATGAATTCAATGACGCAATCTTTGGATGCTCAAGCTAATTTAAAACGCATATTAAATGAAACTGATAGTAGTTTACTAGGAATTCAGAAAGAGACTTTGCAAACTCAGCTAGATCTAGGAACGATAACTGCAGAAAGTTATAGATCAGAAATAATAGAGCTAGAACAAATTGACAGAATTAAACAACGAGACATTAAACTTGAACAATTACAAAACAGCCTAATTGTAAAACGTATAGAGTTAGCTAAAGAATATGCAGAAGCTACTACTGGAGAAGGTAAAGCTAGTGCCCTTAAGAAGGCCGAAGATGTTTCCGTAGCATATTTAGCTGAAGTTGACGGTGTTAACAAAGTATATGAAGCACAGAAAAGATCTAAATCTTTAACAGAAGACTTAACTGGTCGTCAGCTTGCATACGGTGAAGTGTTTAAACAAAGCTTTGAATCGATGGGTGACGTCATCATTGAATTTACTAAAACTGGTAAACTTAATTTTAAGGGCATGATTGATAGCATGATCGAAGGCTTAATTCGATACGAAATGCAGCAACAAGCCTTAATGATGTATAAGTCTTTTAGACCAGGCTTAATGGATTTTGTAGGAAGTATTTTTGGAAATGTAGGAAATACAGGCTCTATGACTGGAACTATGGCAGGACCTGTAGCTTCTGCAAAAGGTAACGTATTTTATGGTGGTTTAACACAATTTGCCAAAGGCGGAATGTTTACTAATTCAGTTGTAAGCTCTCCAACACTATTCAAGTTTGCACAAGGTACTGGATTAATGGGCGAAGCAGGTCCTGAAGCTATTATGCCCCTAAAGCGTGACAGCAATGGAAATCTTGGTGTTCGCGCAGGCGGTGGCGGAAACGTAGACGTAGTCGTTAACAACTATGGAAGCGAAAAAGCAGAAACTCGCGAAACTGTTGATAGCCGTGGTAATCGTAAGATTGAGGTTATTATTGGTGACATGACAGCTGGTGAAATTGCCCGTAATGGCAGCGCTTCGCAAAAAGCTATTCGTGGAACCTTTGGACTACAGCCTCAGTTAATTAGGAGATAATTATGGCGTATACATATATTTGGCCAACAACGCTACCGCAAAGCCCACAAAAAGGATTTTCTGAATCTATAGGAGCCTTAATTATAAGGACTCCTATGGATGCAGGTCCTGCAAAAGAACGTTATCGTGGTCGTAGACCAAGTACGATGAACTTAACGTTTATTATGAAAACTGCACAAGTTGACATTTTAGAAACATGGATAGTAAATACTCTTCGTGGCACTGCGCGTTTTGGTTTTCCACATCCACGTACTGCTGCGGTTGTAGAAGCCCGCATAGTTCCTCAAGGCGATGGCGAACTGTTTAAAACAACCTACATAGCGCCAGGATACTGGAACATATCACTAGTTTTTGAGATCTTACCATGAGCAGACTAACTACAATGTCGCCAGACGCAATTCGTGCGATTTTCTCGCCGGAAGCAGACAGCGACTTGCTTTTCTTGTTAACAATCTATGACCCTGTTAATCCAAGCACAGTAGTTGCACGATTAGCAGACGGCTATACAAAGCGTATTAGTGAAACTGCAGACGAAGTTGTTTATGGTGTAACTAGTAATAGCCAAGATTTTATTTTCTTGCCTATGGAAATTTCACTACCAACTGAAGAAGAAGCACAAGCTCCTCGTTGCTCAATCATCCTACGCGATGTTACCCGATATGTAATACCTATTATACGAACTATTGTAGGTCCACCTACTGTAAAAATGGAGCTAGTACTATCTAAAACTCCAGATACCGTAGAAGCTAGTTTTGCTGGTTTTTACATCAGTAATTTTTCTTACAATGCTGACTCAGTGACTGCAGATCTATCTATGATAGATTATGAACGTGAACCGTTTCCAATGCACTCATTTACTCCAGCATATTTTCCAGGAATGTTCTAATGTGGCAAAATAAATACATAGGCATACCTTTCCTAGATAAAGGTAGGGATACAGACGGCATTGATTGCTGGGGATTAGTACGTCTTGTTTATAAGCAAGAGTATAATATTGATCTACCTAGTTTTAGCAGTGAATACGAAGCTGACGATGCTGAGCGTATGAGAGATCTGTTTGCTCAGTACAAAGAAGGCTGGGAAAAGATCGAAGAACCTGTAGAAGGTTGCATTGTATTATTTAATATTTTTGGTATAGAATCACATATGGGTATTGCCGTTAGCAGTACCCACTTTTTGCATGCGCGCGATAAATATACTAGCGCAATCGAATCTTTTGACTCTGTGGGCTGGCGTAATCGCATCACAGGGTTCTACAAATACAGCGAAAATAAAAGCGCAATCTTAAATGTAGTACCACACCCACTACGAACTGAGCGTTTTACTGTACCTATTTTACCTGGTACAACTCTTGATAAATTGGCTAATTGGATTAAGTTTGAATACAAGATCGCTGAAGAATTAGCCAGCAAAATTACTATTTTGGTAAACGGCATCGTAGTCGACTCTAGCAAGTGGTCTACTACTGCACTAAAAGACACAGATCGTGTTGAGTATCGTGCTGTGCCTGGAAAAGGCAATACACTTCGTTTAGTGCTTACATTGGCATTAGTTGCTGCTGCTCCATGGCTTACTACCCAAGTGGGTATTGCAATGGGAACTACAGCTGCTGGAACAACCGCAGCTGCTTTTGCCGCAGCTAGTCCTCTTGCTTATACTGCTATTTCAACTGGCGTTATGATGGTTGGTGGAGCACTTATAAATGCTATTTCACCAATTCGCCCACCCGATATTAATACACCTGGAACAAACATTCAGCAGTATATGGTTAGTGGTGGTGCAAACCAAGTACGCCCATATGAAGCTATTCCCGTAATCTTAGGTAAAGTAAAGATAACTCCTCCGCTTGGCGCCGTTAACTATCTTACTTATGAGAATGATACTGAAAGTTACCTTTCAATGCTTTTGTTGTGGGGCTACGGCCCACTAAACATTGATGCTAGTACACTTAAAATTGGTAATATTTCCCTAACCGAATATACATTACCAGTTCCACCAGTTACATTAGACCGTAAAACTACACCTACAGCACAACAATTACTTGATTTTACAGCTATTTATGGAAAAGATGTAGACGTAGTTACTAGTAATGCTACACTAACGTGCCCTGGGCAATATAATGCTGTATTAACTGAAGGCAGTTTTGGACCTTGGGTGCCTGCATCTAGTGGTGTAGCTGTGTATGACGCCAATGGAGCTGTAGTTCCTATTAGTCAGTTTACTGTATCCCTTCACCTGCCACAAGGTTTACGCAGAATTTTCGCCGAAGGCAAAGAGTCTGGTAAGGAAGAATCCGTGTGGGTACGTATAGAAATTCAAGTCAAAGACGGGGCCGGCCCTTGGACAACCTGGACAGATTTTGCACTAGGCGATGGTACTGTTAAAAAAGATGCCTTTACTGTTAATAAAACCTACTATAACTTGAACTCTTTAAATGAAGTTCAGGTACGAGTTCGTAGAAAAACAGGTGCTGATCTTGAGTGGACTAAAGAAGCCAATGGTTATGCTAAAGCACAGATCTACGGACAAGTAGTCTTATTACAAACAGTATTTCTACGGAACACTTCACCAATCAAAGAACCAATTAACTGTACTCTTGCAGGCACAGCACTAAAGATCAAAGCCAATGAGCAACTAAACGGTCAGATTGAAGGAATTAATGCTATTGTTCAAACATGGGCACCTTCATGGGATGGTACAGCTTGGACTACAATGGCAACTAATAATCCTGCTGCTTTATTTTTGTATGTGTTAAAACATCCAGCTAACCCACAACGAGTAAAAGAAGCAGACGTTGCTAGTAAAATAAATTTAGCTCAAATTCAATACTGGCACAATTATTGCGTTACAAAAGGATTTGAGTTTAATAGCGTAGTAGGCTCACAGCGAAGTATCTTAGAAGTATTGAGGGATATTTGTGCAGCTGGGCGAGCAAGTCCTGCAATGATAGACGGCAAATGGTCTGTGGTAATTGACGAGCCAAAATCAAATATTGTGCAGCATTTTACCCCGCACAATAGTTGGGGTTTTGAATCTACAAAAGCTTTAGCAAAAATGCCTGATGGTTTACGAGTTACATATATAGACGAAGACCAAGACTATCAACAAGCAGAAGTAATTGTTTACAACAGCGGAAAATCTGCAAGTAATGCAGAGCTTTTCGAAAGTATTCAACTACCTGGTGTTACTAAAAAATCTTCCATAATAGACCATGCACGCTGGCATTTTGCACAAGCAAAACTGAGACCAGAAGTATACCGACTAAATTCAGATATCGAATACTTAGTGTGTAATCGTGGAGATCGTGTAAAAGTAATGCACGATGTACCTATGTGGGGCACTGGCAGCGGACGTGTTAAAACACGCGTTAGCAGCACAGCGTTTGTGTTGGACGAACAAGTATTTATTGATGTTACCAAAAACTACACTATTCGTTTTAGATCTGCATTAGGTGGAACCGTAGAGCGTACTCTAAATAAAACTGGCATGAGTACTGGGTATCATACTACAATCACGTTAGCCACTAGTACAACTAGCACCGAAGTAAATGCTGGTGACTTGTATATGTTTGGTGAATACCAAGAAGAAGCGCAAGACTTACTGGTGCTTAGTATTGAACCTTCATCAAATAAATCTGCTACTTTAACAATGGTAGATTATGGCGTTACTGACACATATAACATTTTTACTGATTACGCAACACTAACAGCAGCAACTGTATTTGAGTCTCAAATTACATTGCCTGGTAAAGATTTGCGAGATAGCTTTATTGACACAGATGTGCCCACAATTAGTCTAGCAGTAAGTGACGAGTCTGCTGCAAGATTACTATCAACTGGAAATTATGAGCAACGTATAAAGATAAGCTATACTAATCCTCAAGAACTACCACGTAGTACCCAGAAGATACAATGCAGTTATTATTTACAAACTAGCTCTACTACAAGTAGTGGCCTTACAACGTCAAGCACACTTATTAATGCCAATACATTTACAGAAGATTATAGTGCCGGCTCTATTTATATTAGTGGAGTTGTAAAAGGCGAAGTTTATAAAATAAAACTACGATATGTTGCAAGTGACGGTCGTACAGGTCCTTGGACAAGTGAAATCACTCATACAGTAGGACAATTTACAAACTATGCTACTGTTGCCAGTGTTGATGTAGACCTAGATACTTATCATTTAGTGATGAAAGCCGTATCTACTACACCAGTTAATCCAGCATTATTTAAGCACTATGAATATAGAGTTTATCGTGATACTGGTACAGGAGATTTCTGGACTACAGTTCCAGACGCTACAAATCAAATTAAAGTTGTAAAGTCAACTGGTACTGCTCAGCAAAGCTTACTTGATTTTACTGGATCTCGTATTTCTGAAGCTGGTGTAAAATATCGTATAGCCTGTCGTACAGTAGACATTCATGATAGTTACGGAGATACGAGTGCGTTATCTTCAATACTTATCAAAACAATTATTTAAGAGGTAGATATGGCAGCAACCTTATCCGCAGGCGTAAATTCTGTTATATTAAAACTGGATACACCTTATGATACTATTAGAACTACTGATATTCGGGATGATTTAATCAAGGTAAAAGTATGGTGTTCTACTACTACAAATTTTACGCCAAGCGACTCAAACAAAGTATTTGATGCACTAAGCCTATCAATTGTTATATCTAAATTAGCTGATGGTACAGATTTAGTTGCGGGCACACCTTACTTTGTAAAGTACGCCTATATCAGCAATATTGACGAAACTGTATATACTGTATCTAGTCAACTTACTGCCACACCTATTGTAGCTAGTGCACAAACTGTTGATATTTCTGGCTACAGCGGGTTTAGTAAAACTGGAACTACATTTACACCAGCAACAGCAACACTAACAGCTGTAATAAACGGTATTACAAGCCCAGTATACGCCTGGACAATTACAGGCGGTACACTATCTGCTACCAATACTGCCTCAGTTATAGTAACCCCTTCAGCCAGTGCTACTTCAATCAGCGTTACTCTTAGTGTTACTGGTACAGGGTTAGCTACGCCTATTACAAAAACAATTGTAATGGCGATTACAGCTGTAGTTCAATCTATTGACATTTCAGGATATGCAAGTTTTGTACAAAATGCTGCACTAGCTTTTACTCCTACAAACACACAAGTTTCTGCAATATTACAAAATATTACTGGAGCGAGCATTGCTTGGACAGTTACGGGCGGAACAGTTACAGGTAGCGGTACTACTATAACTATTACTCCTAATTCTGGATCTACAGGTATAACAGTAGTTTTAACTGTTAGCGGTGGAAATTTACCTGCACCACTATCTAAAACTATAAATATGCCTGTTGTGTATAATGGCGCAAAAGGTGAGGTAGGTGCTGCTGGTACAATGTCGGCATTTATATCTATTTATAAGTGGACTAGTAGCTCCACACCTCCAGCACGCCCAACAACTACTTCTACGTATACTTGGGGCACTGGAGCATTTACAGAGCCTGCTACTTGGAATAAAACAATACAAACAAATACTACTCCTGGAGACTACTTATGGTCTATAACAATACCACTTATTGCAGCAGGAACAGTTACAGAAAGCACACTAGATTGGACAGATGTTGCTAACCCTATAAGAAGTATTTCTTATAACGGTAGCAACGGTGTTCCTGGCAGTAGTGGTAGTGCAACATATTTAATTGAACGAGGTGCTTCTACTAATAATGCTGCACCTACTAATGCCGAAGTAATGGCACTAATAGGTAGAAATCCCGTGGCTGGTGATATAGCCACAGTTAGCTATAACAACTACAACGGTGCATTAATATACAAATATGCGACTAGTTGGTCGTTGATGACTACGTATATTCCTGGTAGTTTGATTGTACAAGGAACTATTACTGGAGATAGACTTGTTACTGGCACAGTTACTGCAGACCTAATTGATAGTCGCGGTTTATCCATCAAAGACTCCTCAGGAAACGTAATTCTTTCTGCAGGAGTACCACTAACCTCCAGCAATATAACAGCTCCAAGTAGCTGGGTAAATTCTAACATCAGTATCGGCAGTAATGGGGCACTTACTGGCGGTGGTGGTGGGCAAGTTAGTATTACTGGACTTGGTTATACTGGTGACCTAAATGCTACCAACGGTGCGCCTACAGGAACATACGTAGCAGGAACACTAGCACAAACTGTTGTATCCAATGCTTCAGATGCAAAAATAGCGGCAGATGCAGCCACCCTTGCAGTTGGCAATAAGTTAAATAAAAGTACAGCAGATTCGCTAAGTGCAACTATTAGTATCAATGCTGTAACTGGAGCAGGTTTTCGCGCAGGAGACTTGCAGTGGAATTCATCAGGAGTTAGAACAAGCGGCTCAGGTGTAGCTATGACACCCGGAGGTATAGTCGGCTATAACGGAACAACCAATACTTTTAGCATTAGTGCTAGTACAGGAGACGCATATTTTGCAGGTACTCTTAATGTATTAGGAACAACTTCTGGGCAAGGTAGTATGACGGTAACAAATAACAACGTTATTATACGTGATGCATCCAACAACATACGTGTTAAATTAGGCTTATTATAATGGCATATGGACTAACTACCTATAAAGCTGATGGTACTATAATTTTACAAAACTCCACCAAAAGCGGAGTTTTTGGAGAAGCATATACCCTAGCTAAAAGCGGTACAGCAGGACTACAAACAGTTGTAGAATTCCCACAGTATACAGGCAGAAGCATAAGACCTATGCAGCTTAGACCAGGCGGACATGTTTGGTACGTAGGTGTAGTCAATAACGTACCAAGAATAACTTTTACAGAAAATTCAGCTATTGGTGTTACAAGTGCTAGTTTTTATTATGATGAAACAGTTCTGTATATTTTTGTTAAGTAAGGATACCCATGGCCTACGGTCTACGAATAATAAATGACGACAGTGAACTACTAATTGATAGTGAGTATTTTAATCCTACGTTTGTACAAAAAATAGAGTTTAATACAACGCCTACTATTACAGAAGCTGCTACGGGTTTTATGCATCCTGGTTATATAAAACGAGAATATGTAAGTTCAACTGCTGCGCCTTTTATAGGAACTGGAAGCAGTTACGTAGTTATGTGGACTTTGCCCGATAATGGTACTAGTGATGTATACTATAACTTTGAAACATCTATTGCTTATTCTCAAAATAATCTTCTTTGCTATGTTTATGCTAACTCTACGGGTAGTGCATTAACATATACACTACCTACCGCGTATATATTTGCTGTAGATGCCTTAGGTTTAGAGAATACTACTTCAACAGGCCCAGCACTAAGAATGTATAATAGTGCTAATCCCCAAAGAAAAACTTTTGATAGTAATTTAGTACAATTAGTGCCTTATAGTATTACAGACACATTTGCGTTTTCTATATCGGGAACAAATCCAAATAATTATGGAACTACCCCAGTATCTATTAATTTATCAGTACCTACTAATCCGATATTTATGTTACCGGATTTTCATGCACTTAGGGTAAACAAAGGTGCTGCAAATAGTATTGCTCATGAAGAATACTTATATCAAACAGCATTTAAAAGAGTTGGAAGTACCTTATATACAAGACTATACGTTGTAGACTACTATAACGAAGATTATGCCTGGCCCTTAACACAAACAACCTTTACTAGCGGCAACAACAATCAATTGTCTGTTATTGTAGCAGATGCTAACCTGTATCAAGCTGTATCGGCCGGTGGAGGTGGTGGTGGAAGTAATCCTACGTATACGCTATCATCAAATTTTTCAACAAGAAATGAGGGGACTAGCGTAATAGTTACTCTAACAACTACACTAGTTGCAGACGGAAGTACCTTCCCATATACTGTTACGGGTGTTAGTGCAGCTGATTTAAGTGCAGGAGCCTTAACAGGCACTTTTGTCGTTTATAGTAATACTGCTAGTGCAACATTTACATTTGCTAACGATGTATCAACCAATGAAGGCACAGAAACGTTTACACTAAGCTTAGATAATTTAGCGCCAACTGTTAGTGTTACTGTTAACGATACAAGCACATTTACACCACCAAGCTATAGTTGGAGTACTCCCGGAAACGTAAATGAAGGTGCTACAGGATTTACAACTTTTAATGCTACAAATGCTGATGGCAAAGTTGTAACCTTTTCAGTAGTAGCACCTAGTACTGGTACAAGTATTTCTGGGTCAAGTGACGGAACTTTATTAACTGGCAGCTGGACAATTAGCGGCAATGCAGCTACTTCAATAAATGTTCAGTATTCAGCAGTAGCAGACCAAACTACTGAAGGCCCAGAAGGATTTAGGTTAACTGCAACAGTAGACGGTGTTACTTATACAAGCGCTGATATTACAGTAAATGATACTAGTAAAACAATTGGTTATTCGATAGCAGCTTCGGACAATTGGAATGAGTCAGGCACTTATGCAGTAACCGTTAGTGCAACTAATGTAAACGGTACCACACTATACTTAACAACAGACAATGCACTAGTAACACCCAGTTCTAGTACTGTTACAGTAAATTCTGATACATTTAGTACTAATATAAATTACACCGCAGGAATCGTAACCGCAAACACAACTGTGCGATTACATCTACGAACTGGTAGTGCTACAGGAACAATTCAAGCTTTCAAAGATGTTATAGTAACAAACGTTACGCCATCTTATAGTTTTGGTGCGGTGTCTGCCCTGAATGAAGGCACAAGCGGTGCTGTACAATTTAATTTTAGTTATGCCGCTAATGCCGCAGTGTCTTTTTCAGTAATAGCACCTTCTAGCGGAACAAGCGGCGTTTCTGATGTAACTCTTAATACCACATCTTACACTGTAACAAATACCAATAACTCAGGAAATGTTAGTGTAACTTATTCAGTAGCAAACGACCTCTCAACCAACGAAGGCACAGAATATTTTAGAATACAAGCTAATGTTGGCGGCTCAATGGTTGCACAAAGCGGCAATATCACTATTAACGATACCTCCGTAGCTCCTACTCCTTCTTATACACTAACTCCTAGCGTTGCAAGTGTTAATGAAGGACAGAGTTTTACTATTACTTTTTCTACGAATCAAGCGGGTAGTTTTGGATATACTATTAGTGGAGTTAGTTCAGCAGATATTAATTTAGCAAGTCTAACGGGAACAATCTCAAACGGATCAGTATTATCTTATACAGTTAGTAATGACTTGTCTACTGATGAAGGCACCGAAACTTTTAGTATTGCACTAAATAATGCACAGGCTTCTACAAGTGTAACAATATATGATACTTCTAAAGCTGCTGCTTCGTACCAAATATTAAATGCACCTAGCTCTATTGCCAATGGAAGTAGTCACGTATTTACACTCAGATCAAATAATGCTAGTGGTGTTACCGTAACAGTATCAGACAACTCAACACGAGCAAGTGTTTCTCCAACTTCTTTTACTATTAATAGTAACCAGCAAACAGATACTTCAATCACAATATCAACAACTAATCCTACTTCAAGCGTTGCACAAGAAACAGTAACAATTACTTGTAGTCCTGGCGGTACGTTTAACTTTACTATACCTGCAGTAACTATAACAACACCTATTTGGTATAGCTATGATACTACAACAGCACCTTTATCCTGGACAGTGCCAGCAGGCAGAACTAGTATTCGAGTAGTACTACTTGGTGCTGGTGGCGGAGGGGGCGGAGGCAGTGCTGGAACTACTCCTGCTAAAGGTGGTGGTGGTGCCGGCAGACTACGTGATATTACTTCTTATGCTGTATCTCCTGGTCAAGTATTAACAATTACAGCTGGAGCAGCAGGTTCTGGAGGTTTTTCACCAACCGCAGGAGGAGCAAGCTCTATTAGTGGAGGCACTGGTGGCACTCAATCTGCTGCGGGCGGCAACCCCGGCTCAGGATTTACTGGTGGAGCATCTGGAACACCTTTTAGTGGTGGTTCTGGCAATAACGGTGCTGGCGGAGGTGGAGGAGGCTCTTCTAGTACTGGATTCCCTGGTGCTTCTGGGGAGGGCGGAGATGGTGGATTTGGTACTAGTATTACTACTAATGCTACATATTATGTAGCCGGTGGTGGAGGCGGAGCAAGTAGATCAGCTATTCCAGGCGCTGGTGACGCTGGTGGCGGAACTGGAGCTGCCAGTAATACTGTTACATCGGTTGCTGGCGGAGACGCTACTTTCTTTGGAAGTGGTGGTGGTGGCGGTGTTAACGGTGGTAATGGTGGAGCAGGTTTTCGCGGAATTGTAATGTGGTTAGGATAATAAAATGGCTTATATTTATAAAATAGTTAGTTTCGACCCTCAACAGGGTACTTTGGGCATAGAGTTCGAAGGACAAGAAGCATATACTTATATGGCTCCATTTATAGACGGAAAGTATCTAACTGGAACAGCCTTACATGATTATATACAAGTACTGTACCCACAAACCTTGCCGTATGAACAGCGACTAGCATTAGTTGAAAACTTAACTGGCAGCGAAGAAATTCTCACTTATCTGCCAAAACCAGTTGCGCTAGAAAATATACCTTCTAGTCCTTCAGTAGTTTCACCACAATAAAATGCCTAAACTTCAGCAAAAACTATACCCTGTCCAATCTTTGGGCAGGGTATTTTTTTGCATTGACAAACTCCCGCCCTTGTGGTATAATATACCAAAATGTCAGAACATTTCAATATTTTTTCTTGACAAGCTTTCATCCCAATCTAAAGGGCAGACTTCCCGTTTGGATTATAATTAAATATAAAACCACTGCTAATAAGGAGATCTGATTATGGTGGAGATCGATAACCACAGCCTCATTCAGACAGTTTCACTAGTTGCGTTAGCAGTTGTTGCTTTCTCAGTTGGAATACAGAAATTGTTAAAAGACTGGAAAAGTACTGGTGCGGAAACTAGCATTATTACTTTAATGCATACAGAACTAGAGCGTATGAGTGAACAAAACGGCTTACTAGCAACCGAATTAAATCGCTTGCAACAAGAAATGATTTTATTAAATTCGCAACTATCACAGTTGTGCATTGAGAATCAGCAACTACAAACCGAAGTTGTAGCTTTAACAGAAGAAGTAAATAAATTTAGAGTGTCGGCTACACTTGCAGCAGCAAAGAAAGTAAGGTAATCCAATGGAACCAGCAAAGATTAGTTATAAAATTTACCAAGGTAGTACTTTCCAGGAGACTCTTCGCTGGGAGTCAGAAACAAAACAATATGCTCCAATTTCTGCTATTACTCAAGCAGCGCCTTGTGTAATCACTACTAGTAGTGCACATGGTGTGCCCCTAAACTGGAGAATACGAGTAACTGGTGTTAATGGAATGAAAGACATTAATACCATTAGCGAAGATGCCTACTATTTGGTTACTGGTAAAACATCTACTACAGTAACTCTAAACCAAGTTAATTCGGCAGGTTACGGTGCTTATACATCGGGCGGAACTGTAGAGTACAATACACCAATTCCTATTACTGGCTATACAGCACAAATGCAGATTCGTGAGACACTAGAGTCTACTACAGTTTTACACGAGATGACAACTGCTAATGGCGGCATTATTATTGATCCCGTTAATTACACAATCTCACTGAAAATTACTTCTGCAGTTACAGGCACATTTAACTTTGATGCAGCAGTATATT